AGACAATCATGTGCAGGATGACCGGTTTGTTCTTGCCATGCAATACCAAATTCAATGGCTCTGGCCAATGCATCATTTACATTTTCCATTCGTAAATAATCTATCAGATACTCTGTGTAAACACTGTCACGACACCAGTGATCAATTTTTTTATTTTGTTTTAGTACCCATTCAATGAATCTAGCAGGATTTATAGCTCGTATGCTTACACAATAGCGACCAAATTTTACAAATGCCCGATAATAAGGACTGTCGGCAAAATCATCAAATGTTTTTAATTTTGCAGATCCTTGTGTCAGTTGATAAAATTTTAAATAGGCTTGTAATCCCAGTTGAACTCCTCGCTCAGACTGTTCTTGCCTGCGTCGCCGCGGTTCGCAACTGTGCACTGCAAGGCTAGATTCTTTTACAAAACATCGCTGACAATACTGACAGGTATAGGCTATTTGCATTTATTTAAAAAGTTTTTATACGCTTGTTCTACTAGAGTAAGATCAGTAACTGCAACATTTGAATCAGTTACAGCAATAGGATGTTGAATACTTATAAATTTATTCCATTGAGCATTCAGATCAGTTTTGTCAATGTCACAAAGTAATTTAAAAACGTCCACAATATCTAGAATTGTTTTTTCAAACAAATCAAAACTATAAAAATTATCCATTGGAATAGAAAAAACCTTATTGGGCATTTTTAAATTTAAATCTGGCAAGGTTCGATAACAAGCTACGTTTTCTACTTTGTGAGAATGTCCGTGATTTATAAATATATCTTCTTCTATTATTTGCAATATATCCAATTGATCAAATGTATATTGATCTGGAACCAGTGTTATATTTTTTGCCTTGTCTGTTTCAAATATGTCTAATTTGTTTATTTGATTACAAATTTCATAAAAATTTTCAGTAAAAAATTCGTTGTTTGATAACTGTTGATGTGAATATTTGCCCACATTAAACCAATAATTCACGTAATGACGTAACCATATGGTCTTGGTTACATATATTTCAATGATAGGAATGTTTCCAATCTGAGAATACGGATCAGTTAATATTTTGCTTTTGTCTTCTCGCCATTCTAAAGACCATGTTGAAGGCCAAAAAATATGCTTATCACCAACAAACATATCTAGTGTTTTTTTATCAACATAATAATCTAAGAACGAAGTATCAGGATTACGTCCTTGCCAAAATGCCGGCGGTGTCAACATAGATTGATGATAATTTGTTTCTATATATTTGTTTATTTTTAAATTATTATACAGTATAGAATGTAATGTAGTTACCAAAAAGTGCCCATGTGATCCGGGATAGTAATCAACTAATACCACACGATCTTGTATTTCTCTTATGGTTGTCATTATTTTTCAACACCAAGTTCACGTAAATGTGCATCAATTTCTTTTTGTGATACTAATTTACTCATTGCTTCTGCGTCAGATCCTTTCATGTTAGGAAATATCATCATCAGTTGTTTTTTCTTTGTTCCTGTATTTGCTGTATTCTCATCTTTTTTCTTGGGACTTATCCATTGATGGCGATGTACGCCCATGCCAGGACTCACACTACTAGCGCATAGCCACTGTAATTGTGGATGACGATTGATAGCAAAAAAATGTTTATTCAATCTTTCGTTGGTACTGATCAAATAAAACTCTTGGAGATCTCTTGAACCTTGAACACTACTACCCCATCGAATCATTAAAAAGTTACTGAATTTTTTCTTTTCTTCATCAGTGAGATCATGGTAAAAGTTTTGATTTTTCAGATCAAATTCTTTCATTTCATTTGCAATGTTGAGTTTGTCCATTACCAGGCCTTGTTGTAATCTACTATTTCACAGTTGCGACTAATGTCTTTAACAAAATAAACACAATCTGGTTTGTCACTGTCTGAGATTGGCACACATAACATTTGCCCATTTTTTAATTTGGGGGCAAACCACGTGACTTCTTGATACACATCCAAGATTTCAATGTCTGGAAAACTAGGTCTGAAACTACTAAGTGGATTGAATTGAAATACTTTAAATCCACGATCATTGATACTGGTCAATGGCAGTACTTCTAAATCTCCTAGGTCCGGCTCGCCAATTAATATTTGCCAATCCATTGGCATTTTTATTTTGTAATTGCCTATTCTTAATACCAAAGCAGGAGCAGTAAAACTTTCTAAAAATATCAGTGGTATATAGTGATAGTCAGGGTCGGTGGGCGTTGAATTATCAAGTATTGCAAAACGCATGTCATCTACTTCGTCTGGCAACTGATCTAGTTCATAATGTTCGTTATCAAGTGTTAGTATTCGCATGTGTTTAGTATAACATATTGTTGTGTGGTAATGCAACCTTTCATTTCCATTCTAATTTTTCTTGTGTGAATGGATAGTTGGCTTCTTTGTAAAATACTTTTCTTTTAGTCAAATGACGTTTGGCAAATTTGCAAGTGCTTGTTATATCCCAAATTTCTACATGATCTTTGTCTTCTGCTTTTCGAATGCCGCGGCCAATTGACTGTATAACGCGAACAAAGCTTTTTCCGGGCTCCAAAAGGACCAAATTAAATATCCTAGGAAGGTTAATACCAACAGCGGCCACACCGTAAGTCGCCACAATAATCTTGCCAGTGCTAGTTGCAATTTCGTCATACTCACTTTGTCTGTCTCCTGCTTTGGTTGATCCTGATACAAATACTGCATCGTTTAGTTGTGCTACTAAGGCTTGACCAGCTGCAATACGATCAACTAATACCAAAGTGTTGCCAGTGGCATTTACTTGTCGTACCAGATTAGCAATCGTACGAAGTCTATCTTCTTGTTCCAATAGATATTTTAGTTCGCTTTGATAGTTGGTAAATTCTGCATGATCAACCAATTGTACAATGTTCACATGACACTGTGCCAACACACCGCGGTCCTGTAGTTCACTGGCTGCCAACTGACTGATCACTGGACCAATACTTACCAACAGGCTTTGACTTTCAAATTTTTCTTTGGGTATGGTTCCGGTTAGCCCCCAACGAATTGGAACCTGACTCATGACTCCTGTTAGCAAAGTCTTCAAGGCATCAGCTTTGGCCATATGTACTTCGTCTACTATTACACACACTACATCTTGTAAAAAATCTCCAATTGTTATTTCTGCTACTGCATTTTTGGTATTTTTTAATAGTACATTTAAACTTTGCCAGGTACATATAGTGTGTGTTCGGCCAAACTCTTTACGGTCGCCAAAAAATACACCCACATCTAATCCCAAATTTTTATAATCTGCTTCAGTCTGCGTCACTAGACTTTTGTTAGGAACTATAACAATGCTGCGGCCGTGTGCTTCGCAACGTTGACTCAGTGCCGCAGTCATAATTGTTTTACCAGCACCTGTAGCAACTTCTTGTAAACATTGAGGATCAGCTAAAAAGTTATTGACAATCTCAACTTGGTAGTCTCTAAGCAACACTGGATCTCCTGCCCGAGGATGATTTTTTGGCCAAGTGTGGTGACTAAAACTGTTTTCATCAACCTGTTCAAAATCAAATGTTGTTTTATACTCTCGTTGATCATTGAGTTCGATGTCATAATTAAAATCTTCAAGAATAGGAATAATTTCTGGCAACAAGTTAACGTATGTACTTCCGCCCATTTGGAAATAACTGACTTTGCCGTCCCAGCGACCTAGTCTGACTGCAGGAAGATACCTTGCGTATGGCACGTCATATTTAAAAGTATTGACTAATTTTCTTCTGACATCAAGATCCAGTCCGTCTATTTTAATATTGACTTCATCTTTAATTGTTATAATACATTGTTTCATTGTAGGTATACTTTATTTACGTGTTGTCTTTGTCGAATTTGATCCAGCAATTGCTCTTTACTATAATTAGTAACTATCTCTGCTACTGGAAATTTCAACGGCAGTATACGTGCATCATTGAATTCATTGATGCCATACTGTCTAAAAAATTCATTGTGCTGATTGTAATAATCTATCATATTTTTTATATCTGGTTCTGATTCGTAAAATGTTACATTAAAATCTGCACTATAAAAATTAAAAGGTTTGAATGCACTGTTAGAAATATAATGATCATTGTCAACTACAAGATCCTCAAAAGTTTTGCCTATTTCAACATAGTTCAAACAAACAGATCCCCATGCTGGCGTAATGACACCATGTTGTGCCATTATATTCAGTGGCAATGTTTTTACCTTAGGCATTCCGTACCATGTACAAACAAATCTTGGGAAACTACCTCTACTGACCGATTCGCATCTGTGTACTGCAATGTTAAGATTAACAAGTGCTTGTCGAACGTTATCTGGTGCATGCAACCAAAATTCAGTGTTTTGTTCATCGAGTAATCTGTGATATTTTTCAAATATATTATGCAAGTAATTTAAACAATCTTGATCATAAACATCAGTGAACGGTCTGTGTATAATTGGCTGGTACGCATTAATGGTATCAATGCAACCAGTTATCATGTTAGTTGCAATTGTTATTTCTTCTGCTTGACTGTTGAACCCATAAAATCTCCTAGGATCGTCAAGTGTGTAAAATTGACGCGATTGCATACGTTCAATCCAGAGTTTGGTGAGTGGTGTTTCGAGTAAGCGAAACTCTAGGTCAAAATTGTCATGTCCTAGTTCTATATGTAATGATGAAAACATAATACAAGTATATACTACATCTTTATAAAAGTCAAAAAGACAGGTACCTTTTTACAAGTACCTGCCATAAAAGAACTGTATGTCTACAGTTCTGGAGCTAACTGTTAATTATGCATTCTTCATGCAAGTTGTCTCTGCCATGAGTCTCCAACGAGCTGGGAAACTCTTGACCAAATCTGCAATTTTCAGCGCCATACGCAACGACATCTCACGTAAACGAGTCTGATTGGTATTCATAAACTCAATGATGTCATCTTGAACACACTCTTCAAAGTCATAGTCTGCAAACAACACGCCATCTTTGGCAATTTGTTTGATACGCAAAATCTTGTCGCGCATGGTATCCAACGTCAAGTCAAGATAGTGACAACGACTTTGCAATGCATCCAAGTGATCACGCAATTTTTGCGATTTCATCTGATCAAACTTCAAGTTTGTAATAAAGATAACACTGCCTTTGAACTCAAAGCTGTCTGGGATGCCTTCGTGTCTCAACACACGGCTCTCACTTAACCAGGAAATTTTACGTTTCTTGCCAGAGTCAAGTGCACCTTTTAGCAAGTTCAATGCAACATCATCTACTAAAATGCTATCACAGTCATCAAACACTAGGACACAATTTGCATCGGAATACTTGTATAGAGTTTGATACAATCCAATTGGAGTAGCCGAGCCTTTGACAACTTCGGCGCGAAGTTTTTTGCCAGCAATCTTGTCAAACAAACAGGCTTTCTCAACTTCTTGTTCTACACCAAAGCTCTTGCCTACTCCGGGCGGACCCGACACAATCATGGCACGAATGTCACCTGAGGTAGCAGCCTTGGTCATTTCTGTCAAAATCTCAAAGCGATCTCTAATACGAGCCATTGCTTCTTCTTCAGTTTCTGTCTGTTTAGCAGGTTGTTTGGGTGCCACGAGCTCCAGCATGCTTTCTCCTTGAGTTACGAACTCATAGTCGTGAGTTCCAGTTACATTTACACGAATAGTTTCTGGCATGTTGGGAAACACACCATTGTTTCTAACTTTGACAAAGGTATTCTTACCAGTGGTTGTCATTTGTTCCACAAGCTCAAAACACATGCCAGCAACACTTTTGCCACGATAAGTTCCAGACAAAACACGGATATGACTGTTAGACATACTAGCTCCTTTTTTTAGTTTATACAAGTATTATAACAAACTTGGAATTTGGTGTCAAATTAGGGTGTTGTTTTTATGCAACACTGTTTGATCTTGTTGTTTTTTACTGTTCATGCTGTTATTATAGCAAAATGACTATTTGGTGTCAATCTGCTAGCGACTGGGCACGATGTTTAGTGTGGCGTCGATACAACACACGATTTTGCTCAGTTTGTGGGCGAAAAGGCAAGTCGCGATCAAACAACACACGATGTGCTCTGGGTTGTGGATTACTGGTACGTTTAGGTGTTTTCATCATTCTGTAATTATACAAAAAACATCATTTTAGGTCAAGCCCATAAAAAAACCCTACAACTTGTAGGGTTTTAAGTAAAAAGTATTAATTTTTATGCCTGGACGCAATTCCCTAAACCTACATTTAAATTATAAGAAATTGTGCTAC